GATTACCTGGAGTCACTTCTAAACGACCCTGCTCCTGATTGTAATTGCGGCGAATGAACCCCTACGATAAACTACTCTCACGTAAAAGAACTTGGACCCCTGTCCAAACAACTGCCGGTAAACTGGCCGAAGGTGCGGAAGAAACTATCTACCGTGCCTTGGCTATCCGACACATGGAGTTGCCTGTTGGCGACTTTATCACCGATGCACTAGACAAAGATGTACCAGACATGGCGAGGAAGCTCCTTCTGTCCAACGTCAAGGACGAAGAGAATCACGACCTTGCATTGGGTTACATTGCCAACGCCTTGGGTGTTGATGAACAAGCTGAGGAAGAAGCCAAACGGCTCCGCGACGCTTGGGTTGCTCATCCGGATCACACGATCCTCAAAGCGTTGGTTGCCGAGCGTGCGGTGTTCTTTGTCCTCCTACCCTTTTTCCGTTTTAACGGCGATGCGGGGTTGAGGACTGTATCTGCTGACATCTCTCGTGATGAACAAGTCCACGTGGCTACAAATAGCCTGGTATGTCGTGAGCTTGGGCTCGATTGGAGTCCTTCTTTGGATAAGCTCCGCAAGGCAACTATCAATTGGGTGATGCAGCCTCTCAAGGCTAACAACCCTAATAAATATCTGAACAAAAAATTTTGGCTGGATTCTAGCGATCGCCTGATGTATGAAGGCAAAGCTCCTGAGCTTTCCGAGACCAAGCGAGCCAGGATGCCAGCGTTCTTTGAGCACTCTAATGTCAATCTCCCCCAATATGCTTGAGACAGTAGGTATGCAAGCCAATGGGCTTGTTGCTGAACTTGAGCGTAGCTTCCCACAAGTCAATCCTACAGTTGAAGATTCAATGGAAAAAATTATGTACCGCTCTGGTCAACGTAGTGTTGTGGAATGGGTGGTAAACTATTTTGAGGAGAATATGTAATGGCAACTGATTTCTCAACTTTACTTTCAAAGACACAAGCGACTAATCCTTATAGCGGGAAAAGTTTTAAAAAACTTCAAGGTGGTAAAAAAATTAAACTTGGTGACATTAAAATTGGCACCAAATTTATTGATAAAATTCTTGAAAATTCCCCCTACAGTACAGGTTGGGTCTCCGCTTTTGAGGCAGCTCAAGCAGAAAGTCCAAGCTTGACGCCTGACTACAATTACTATAAATCTACAAAAGCTTTTAAAAAAGCTGGTAAAAAATTAGGCATTGCTGAAATTGATACTGTTGAAGAACTGGCAGACATTTTTAGTTTTGCTAAAGCAGCTCAGCAAAAACTTTATGGAACACAAGCTAGCCCTGAAGAACTCCCAGTTACAGAAGGTTACACTGGTCTAAAGACTAGTGGTGCCCCAACTGCATCTAGCCCTGGTGCACAGAAGCAAGCTTTGGAGCCTAAAGAGTTAGACGTCTCAGGCCTTACTGATGATGAGGGTAATGCTCTAGGACAAGTCGAAGCTGTTAAAGGTCCTACCATTGAAGAGCTGACTAATCAACTTAAAGTTCTTCAAGATAAAATCGATAACCCGACTGTAGATCCTCTAGCTAAATCGTTTACAGAATCTTTGAAGCCAGCTAAGATCCAACAAAAAGCTCAGACTCCATATCAAATTAAACTGCAGTCTGGCTTGGAACAATACTTTGGTCAAACGGGTCTGCGTATCCAATCCCTACTTAATAAATAAATGACTGCACGCACAAGGTATGACTATTTATCCAGTGATCGTGCCCAGTTTCTAGACGAAGCAAAACAAGCGTCTGAACTTACACTCCCTTATTTGATCCGGGGACACGAAGAGAACTACACAGGTATGCGCCGCCTTCTTACTCCCTACCAAAGTGTGGGGGCTAAAGGTGTGGTCACATTGGCTTCTAAGCTGATGATGGCACTGCTTCCTGTGCAGACTTCGTTCTTTAAACTACAGCTTGATGAAAGTGAGCTGGGTGAAGAGATTCCTAAAGAAGCTAAGACTGAGCTTGACCTTTCGTTTGCAAAGGTTGAGCGAACAATCCTAGAATCTATTGCTGCTTCTGAAGACCGTGTTGTATTGCACCAAGCACTACTGCATCTGGTTGTCGGCGGTAACGCTCTTCTGTTCATGGGTCGTAAGGGTATGAAGATGTATCCCTTGAACCGCTTCGTCGTAGATCGAGACGGCAACGGCAACGTGATTGAAATAGTCACAAAAGAAAAGATCTCCAAAAAACTTATTCAAGATCAACTGCCAAAGGATTACTTTACTAACAAGGCGTTGACTGAAGACGATTCTATTGGAGACGACTGTGATGTTTACACACATGTCAAGCGAGACAACAACCGTTTCGTCTGGCATCAAGAGGCTTACGACCATGTTCTTGAGGGGTCTAACGGTAAAGCGCCTGTAGAAACTAATCCTTGGATTGCTCTTCGGTTCAACAGTGTTGACGGTGAGAGCTATGGACGTGGACGTGTGGGTCAGTTCATCGGTGATTTGAAGTCACTTGAAGGACTCACTCAGGCACTCGTAGAAGGCTCTGCAGCGGCTGCTAAAGTCGTGTTCACTGTATCACCCTCAAGCACTACTAAACCCGCCGCCCTGGCGAAGGCAGGCAACGGAGCGATCATTCAAGGTCGCCCCGATGACATCGGTGTTATCCAAGTTGGTAAGACCGCTGACTTCCGCACTGCTTTTGAGATGACTCAAACTCTTGAGCGTCGTCTCAGTGAAGCGTTCCTTATTATGAACGTGAGGAACAGTGAGCGCACTACTGCTGAAGAAGTGCGTATGACACAGATGGAACTTGAGCAGCAGCTCGGTGGATTGTTTAGTCTGCTGACTGTTGACTTCCTTGTTCCTTATCTCAACCGTAAGCTCAGCGAAGCGCAGCGTTATGGAGAGATCCCTCGTCTTCCTAAAAAGCTTGTCAAGCCTGCTATTGTTGCAGGTATCAACGCTATTGGGCGTGGACAAGATCGGGAAAGCCTTGGTCAATTCCTTACGATCATTGCTCAGACAATGGGACCTGAAGCTATTAACCAATTTATCAATAGCGATGAAGTTATCAAACGTCTTGCAGCCGCTCAAGGCATTGATGTGCTGAACCTTGTCCGCTCTATGGATGATGTCAAGCAAGATCAAGCTGCACAGATGGAGCAGCAGATGCAGATGCAACAGATGAAGAATCTGCCTCAGATGATGAATGCACCTGTCTTTGATCCCTCTAAAAACCCTGACGTCCTTCAACCACCTCAACCACCAACTGAACCCACCGCTTAAATATGGCAGAAGTAATGTCCATGATTCCCGAATCTACGGGAGCAACTGATGCACAAAATCTGACAGCTGACGAACAAGAATCTCTGGCTCTTGGTCAAGAGATGGAAGACCAGCAGAATCAACTGCTTGCTGGTAAGTATAAGTCGGCTAAAGATTTGGAGAATGCATATATTGAACTGCAAAAGAAACTAGGATCTCAAGATAAAGAAGCTGCGCCGGAGGCTGCAGAACCTGAAGCCGAGGCTGAAGAGGCTGAGTCGGTTAACTTCCTTGATCAACTGTGGAACGAATCTCAAGCAGAGTCTTTCTCTGATGATACTCGTAAGCAGCTTGAGTCAATGAGTAAGGAAGACCTGGCTAACCTTTACCTTGAGTATCGTAGTAACAACTCTAACCAACCACAACAACAACAACAGGTGATGACAGAAGCTGATGTCACCGGTCTTAAGAACATTGTTGGTGGTGAAGAGAATTATCAGAACATGATTCAATGGGCAAGTCAGAATGTTTCTGAAGGTGACATTGAGATGTTCGATGCAGTTATGGATAGCGGCGACCCTCGGGCTGCCTTCTTTGCTATCCAAGCCATGGCTTATCGCTATCAAGATGCGGTAGGCACTGAAGGCAAAATGGTACAAGGTAAAGCTCCGTCTCAAACTGAGAATACTTTCCGTAGTCAAGCTGAACTTGTACGGGCTATGGCAGACCCTCGTTATGACTCTGACCCTGCCTACCGGCAAGACGTGATGAACAAACTTGCCGCTTCTAACAACGTTTCTTTTTAATGAACGACACTAACATCTGGGCTAAAGAGCCACCCCTTATTATGTCTGACCATCCCTACGGTGTTCCCCACAACGAACGAGCTGAGCAGCTCAACGGTCGCCTTGCTATGCTTGGTGTCATGGCTGCTCTTGGCGCTTACGCGCTGACTGGACAAATTATCCCTGGTATCTGGTAATGCCCCAAGGTAAAGGAACCTACGGTTCAAAGAAAGGTCGTCCCCCTAAAAAGGGAGCCAAAAAGTAATGGCTAAGAAAGGTCTTTACGCAAACATCCACGCCAAACGCTTGCGTATCAAGCAAGGCAGTGGTGAAAAAATGAGAAAGCCTGGGTCCAAAGGCGCACCCACGGCTGCTAACTTCAAACGCGCCGCTAAAACTGCTAAGAAAAAGTAACTAACTAATCACATGAAAACTCTTGCTATCCTCCCCGCCGTCGCTCTGATGGCTGCACCTGCTTTCGCTGCTCCTTATGTTAACGTTGAAGCGAACTCTGGTTTCACCGGTTCTGATTACACCGGTACTTCCACTGACTTCCACGTGGGTGTTGACGGTGCTGAAGGCGCTGCTTCCTGGTATATCCAGGGTGGTCCTTCGATTGTCTCCCCCGATGGTGGTGAGTCTGAAACCATTCTGACTGGTAAAGTCGGTGGTGGTTTTGGTGTGACTGAGAAGCTTTCCGTGTACGGTGAGATCTCGGCTGCCTTTGATGATGTGAACAGCTACGGCACCAAAGCCGGTCTGAAGTATCGCTTCTGATTATTATGATTGAATGTCCCCAATGCACCCCGGCGCAACAGTACGTCCTAGAACAACTGCAAGTTAAAGCAGACATCAAAGATAAAGTTGCCCTGGCGGTGATCATGGGTAACATTCAACAGGAAAGTAATTTCCGACCTAACGTCTGCGAGGGTGGCGCTATCGTTCCTTACGATCGCTGCCTTCGTGGAGGTTACGGTTTAATCCAGTGGACTACCCAGAAACGCTATGACGGACTGGGTAAGTTCTGCAAACGATACGGGTGTGATCCCAGTAGTCTGGTGGGACAGACCCGTTACATGATCAATGAGCTACAGTTTCGTGCTGAGCTTGATCACTTCCAGACTCCTTACCAACAGCTCCCCTATTACATGAACTCAGCCTACTATTGGCTGGGCTGGGGGATTAAAGGTAATAGGGAGAGATATGCTTATTCTTTCCTAGACAAACTTAAATGACTGCTTCAATTGCTATCCAGCAGAAGAATGCCTGGGACCAGTTTTGTGACTGGGTAACTTCTACTAACAACCGTCTTTATGTAGG